AAACACAATCGATTGATGAATTTAGTTGGGGAGTTTCTGACAGAGGAGCGTCAATTAGAGTTCCACAAACAACCGAACAAAACAATTGGAAAGGTTATATTGAAGATAGAAGACCAGCATCAAATGCAAACCCTTATGACATAGTTAAAGTTATTTCTGAAACGATTGATATGGCTAACGAACTTCTCGCAACAACCCACAACATGTATAGTAATGTTAGTGTTAAAAACTTTGATGAGGTTGCTAAAAAATACAATGGAATCCTTACTACCGAAGAATTATTAAACGAATATAAAAAAGATTAAATATGGAAAAATTTAAACATTTTGTGCCTTTTCAGCCTTTAATGGAAAATAGATGGATTATTAAAACTCACCCAATAAACATTAACCCATACTTGTTTAGAAAGTATAAGATGTATAATGAAGGAGAATCAATCGTATTCAAAACTGAGTTTTTTGAAACGGTTACAGACTCATATAACCCAAAAGAATTATTGGAGATTACTGATATAACCTTAGAGTATTTAGACCCAACAGGAGTTGTTGTTGGAGGATTAAAAATGATTGTTAAGGGTATTAACTTTGAAAGAAAACATTCTTATTCTGGTGACGACTTGATGATAACAAAACTTAGAGTTATTATTGGTGAGACAGATTTATTATTAGAACCAATTAGTTATGGAGAACCAAAAAAATAAAGAACAAGTAGACCACCCGAGTCATTATGGGGGAAAAAATAATGAATATGAAGCCATTAAGGTTATTGATGCTTGGAACTTGGGATTCTCACTTGGGAATACTGTGAAGTATATTTCAAGAGCAGGGAAAAAAGAAACAGATAAAGAGTTACAAGATTTGAAAAAGGCTTTATGGTATTTAGAACATCACATTAAAACATTAGAAAAGAAATGATTGAAAATTATATAGGAAAAGTTATTAATGGTGATTGTATTGACATAATGTCAAAAATGCCGATAAACTCAGTTGACTTAATTGTTACATCACCCCCTTACGGAGTGGGAATCAATTATGATGTTCATGATGACGATGTCGTGTTTGAGGAGTATCTTAAGTTCACTAAAACTTGGTTAACTGAGGCGTATCAATTATTAAAGGATGATGGTAGGATAGCCATTAATATCCCCTATGAAATAAATAGACAAGATAAAGGTGGAAGAATTTTCTTTTGTTCTGAAGTCTACCAAGTTATGAAAAGAATTGGTTATAAGTTCTTCGGTATCGTTGACCTTGAGGAAGATAGTCCCCATAGAAGTAAGACGACTGCTTGGGGTTCGTGGATGAGTCCATCTAGCCCTTATATTTATAACCCAAAGGAATGTGTGATACTGGCATATAAACATAAACACATTAAGACTGTTAAGGGAGAACCCCAATGGAAGGGAGTTCCAACTGATATTGAACAAGAGGATGGAACAATTAAGAAAAAAGTTGTTTATGAGGATGTGGATAAGAAAGAGTTTATGGAATTGGTGTTTGGGCAATGGAAATATTTTGCTGACACTAAATCCTTAACCAAGGCAACATTCTCGATGGACATCCCTACAAGGGCGATTAAGATATTATCTTATAAGAATGATATTGTTCTTGACCCATTCAACGGAAGTGGTACCTCATGTGTCGCCGCTGAGATATTGGATAGACGGTGGATTGGGATTGAATTAAGTCCTGATTATTGTGAAATATCTCGTAAACGAATACAAGCATTTGTTGATGAGAAGAAACAAAGTAAATTAGTTTTTGAAGAAGGGGTTTAATCAACCCCTTTTTTTATTTTCTATGATATTTATAAATAAAAATATATCATATGAATAAATTATCACTTACCGAATCGGAACTAAAAGAAACGATGGTTAAAATATACAAAGAAGAACAAATAAAACTTCTTGACGAAAAATGGAATAAATTATCAGGAATTGATAGACAATTTGTTCTTGAATTTTTAAAAGTAATTTACCCTGAAAAGGCTATGTTGGTTACCGAATCTCGTTGGTATAATACAGTTGGGGATATTGTGGGTATTTTTGACCCTACAGGTGTTGTGGATATTGTTAATGGAATTAGTTATTGGAGACAAGGAGATAAATTATTTGCAATTTTATCTTGGGTATCAGCAGTACCATATTTAGGAGATTTACTTGCAAAACCTGTTGTGGGTGTTATGAAAATAGGTGGAAGTGCATCCAAAGCGTTTAAAGCCGCAACAATCGCGGGAGATGCGACTAAAATGGCTAAGACCGCAAAAATGGCGGGTGGACCTATTGCCAAATTAGTTGAGAAGGTTCCTTCTTGGGGAAGTAAATTAATTGCAATGTTAAGAGCTTCTGTTGGAAGAGTACCATTATTAGGTACTGGATTAGTAAAAACTGTTGAAGAGTTTGTTAGTATTTTTGGTAAAGCAAGTAAAGAAATGAAAGCGTCTACCGAAATTACAGGTAAACTTATGGCTAAAGGTGAGGCGGCGTTAACTAAATCTGAAAAAGAATTATTAGCAACCGAGTTAAAGAAACAAAGTTCATTTAGAGGTTTCAGAGACTATAAAGGTGAAGGACAAAGTTTTGCAAATAAATATATTTCGGGTGGTATGGGTAGACTTTGGGGTAACAGAGCAACAAGGTCACTTATGAGAAGAACAAAATGGTATTTAGGATTGTTAGATTTTTTAGGGGTTGCTAATTTTGTTGGTCCTGATGAGTTAGAAGAACAATATGGTAATTTACAAGGTAGAGTTGATGAATACGAAAAAACTAATCAAGCCCAACAATACGCACAAGAAGATTTAGGTCAAGGAGAGGTTTCCCCACCACCTCCACCGACATCATCAACATCATCAACGTCACCTCAATCTTCAGGAGGTGGAGGGTTAGACCCAGTATCTGCCTTAGCATCATTATTCGGAGGTGGGGGAGGAACTGCAAGTAAAGTTATTGGAGCGTTAATATAATATGAAAAAGTTAATTAAAGAAAGTGGGTTACGAGATATTAATCTACTAGCTAAAAGATATCCTAAAGCGGAGATTTATTTCCATCAAGATTTAGATGGTGTTACTACCGCAATTGCGATGAAAAAATATCTTGAGGACAACGGGGTTAAAGTAGTTGATGCCCATGTCATCCAATACGGGGACAAAGAATTTTCCGTTAAAAAGAATGATGCTCAGGGAGATACAATGCCAGTCCTTGTTGATTTTGCTCACGGTAAACCAATGTTTGTTATTCATACTGACCATCATGATAGACAAGCGGGAGCTGAGGACACAAAATCAGTATCATTTAGACACTCAAGGTCCAACGTAGAGACAATTTCCCAAGTGGTATCACCAAGAGAAATATTCCCAAGTAGTGATATCTTATTAATTTCGACTGTAGATTCCGCAAACTTTGCAATGAATGATATTTCTGTTGACCAAGTTATTAATTACTTATTTAAGTTAGATAAAGATTCGTCTTTAACCAAAAACAAAATGGCTTTAGGTTTGGTCGCAAATAAATTGTTATTGGCCTTTAAAAACAAACCAGGGTTTTTAGAAGAACTCGTATTAAAATGTTCACCATCTTTAATGAATATATTACAAAACATTAAACGAATTATGGTTGAGAAAGGGTATACTAAAATTCCCGAATTAGAAAAGAATAAAGAAGAATATATTAAACAAATGAAAACTAGTCCCAATGTTAAAGTTGAGGGTAATATTATTGTTCAATATGGGGGTGGTAATATGATGAAGCCGGGTTCTTATGATAGATATGTGCCATTCAAAAATAATCCTGAGGCTGATTTTATTGTTATTGCGTGGCCGTTAGGTTTAGTTCAATCGTCTTGTAACCCGTATAAAAAGGAAAGAGAATTGAAAGGTGTGAATTTAGGTGAAATTGCTCAAGAAGTATTATCTAAGTGGGAAGGTGGTTTAAAAGAAAAAGAAATTCCATTATCGACAATTAAGTGGATATCGGAAAGGTCAAAAGGTTTTGGTCCTGAGTCAGTTGGTTTTACATTTAAAGATTTTGTTGCATTGTATGGTAACAAATATAAGATAATGGATAACGGTAGAGAGACGTTGACCCGTATTGGTAAAATGATGGAAAAACCTTTTACCGAATTATCTGAGGAGGAAAAAGAGATGTTAGATAAGATTACAATTAATGTTTGGGATTTGATTCAGGCTAACAGTGGGGGTCATAAATGTATCACTAACATTTCTGGTTTAAGTTATCTTGGAAGGTCAAAAAGACCACCGGCAGGAGCTTATAAATATGATTCTGAGAGTGAAGACTCACCATATGTTAAATTCACAAAAATGATTCAAAATGAATTTGTGAGAGTTTTACAAAGTAAGATTAATAACGGATAACATCGCCCATAATAATGAAATATATAATAACGGAAAATAAGTTAAACAATGTCGTGTTAAGTTGGATGAACAAAAACTTTGGTTTAGACCAGTTAGAAATTGTTAAATCTGAAAAATATCCTAATTCAATTTTTTTTAAAAAAAATGGAGAAGTTGTGATGGAGCAGGATAAAAAAAATAAAGATTTTTTGTTTGATTATGATGAAATTTGGTCATTTTTTGAATCGTTTTTTGGTATGGAATACCAAGAAATACAGGAATTTCTGAGTTACTGGTTGGAAGAGACTCTCAAATTAAAGGGTTATACACCGAGCCATTTCCAGTCTTGAATGCGTTAGTAGTTGGAAGAGACTCTCAAATTAAAGGGTTATACACCTGAAAGACGGTTCAGCGGAAAGCATGGCTAGTTGGAAGAGACTCTCAAATTAAAGGGTTATACACCACGCTTCGCAATTCGCTCCATTACATCCAGTTGGAGGATACTCTCAAATTAGTATAGAATCTTATCCCCCGATTCAACACCCAATTCCCTACAGGTACCGCCTCTAAGTTCTAAAATAGTATCTCCTGTTCCAACATAACTAGGACAGTCTTCCGATTTACATGGAGGACAACTATGGTGTATTTTAGTTATTGTATTACCGTCAATAAAAATAATATCCAATGGGATAATACAATCCTTCATCCAAAAACCGTGAGGACCTTCGTCCATTAGAAATAACATACCATTAAAGTTAGAATCAAAGTCACGACCCATCATACCCTTTTGAGTATCTTTTTGAGTCATCATTACCATCACTTTAAATTTGTTATCGTTGATTTTTAATATCATATTTATAAATATCTTTTTCTTTTTAAAAAATTTGTTATATTTATAACCTAAATAGTCCCAACGACCCCTTTCTTAGTTGGTTAATATTAAACCCTGGTGAATGTAAAAATTTGTTAGGGTTTTTTGTTTTTTATATTTATCTTTGTGTTTATGAAGATAAAAGTTCGTATTGAGAATAAAAAAGTTAAGTTTGAGTATTTTATTGAGGAAACATTCTTGGCGGGTATTAAATTGACTGGTGTTGAGGTTAAGAGAATCCGAGAAGGGAAAGTCTCTATGACTGACTCGTTCTGTTATTTTAATAATGGGGAGTTATATATGAAAGGGGTTCTTATCCAAGGAATTGAGAATGACAATATTGCTACCGATAAAAAATTGTTATTGAAGAAAAAACAATTAAGAAAACTTGAATCAGAGTTGGTTAAGGGATATACAATCATTCCTCATGTATTATATGAGAATGACAGGGGATTATTGAAGGTTGATATTGTTTTGGCTAAAGGTAAAAAACTATGGGATAAAAAAATAGCAATTAAATTACGAGATTTAGATAGGGAATCCAAACAATCTATATAATAAAGAATTAAAGATAAAATGAATAAAAATAAATTAGATAAGGTCGTGATAACATGGCTTAACGATAAATTTGGTAATTTAAAACCAATAGTTAAGGGTGATAGAACAATTTATGTTAATGAAGATAGATTACCATTATTTTATTATTATCAGGATAAAAAAAATGGGTATGTTTATATAAATTACAATGAAATTTGGTCGTTTTTAAAATCCTTTTTTGGGTTGGAATATGAACAAATGAAGGGTATTATAACATACTGGTTGGAAGAGACCTATAATTTAAAGGGTCTAACACCTTTTTCAAATAATAACCTGCGTTCTTTATAGTTGGAAGAGACCTATAATTTGAAGGGTCTAACACCGGATATTTAGTCTTTAAATAAATTTGGCCAATTAAAATAATGTGCTTATATTTGTAAAACAAACACAAAAACTTCTACCATGACCCTAAAAGAACACCAACAAAAACACATCAAAGACAATATCGCCTCAGCTCAAAAAACTGCGGATAATTTCAAATCTGAACAGACAAAAATTGAGTCTGAGTGGGATAGGTACTTCAAAGAAATTCAAAAACATTCCGATAAATTTGAGTTGGTTAAAACTCAGAATATTCAAACTTGGCCTGTAAATGTTTATAAATTAGACTCTCAAGGTAACCGTATTGGTTATAACCAAGTTAAAATTGGGGAAATTTCCGAGAACTATAACAGTTCTAAAATTGTTTACAAGGGTGAACTACCTGAAGGTGAGTCTAACAATCGTATTACTGTTTATGTTGAAGAGCACACAACAACTCCAAGGGGTGGTTGGAGAAGTAAGAGTCATGGTTATAAGTTAAGAGTTAAAGTTGGTAGTGATGATACTAAGACCTATTACAAAACAGGTAAACCTGTTGTAACAATTGTTGAGGACTACGTTAAAGGAATGTGGGATGTTCATAACCGAAGAATTAAAGATAACGAAGTTCGTATGAGCGCCTTCGGTGAAGCGTTCAAACGTTACAGAAATTCTGACATTGATTTTGGTGGTAACAAAGTTAATAACATTAACACTACAAGAAACCAAATCGTGGTAAAAAACCCTAACGGAAGTGCGGTTATCCTTAACTACTCAGAGGTTGATGGTAAAATTGTATTCGCTATTGCTCAAGTATCTATGGGAGGAAATAGTGCAGATTCTGTTATCGAGGCATTAGGAAATATTAAATAGTTTTTGTAAATTTGTAAAACAAAACACATAGATATGACAACATCAACATACAACATCAGAATCGATAACGAGAAATTCGGTAAATTGGTTGACGAAACATTCGTGGATGGAACACAGTTCAAATTGTTCCTTAAAATGGTCCACGGATGTTTGGAACTGAAGAACGACTTAACATTCTTCAATGGGGTGGACTTCTTAGTACACATACCATTCAAACACTTGGTTGATTCAATCGTATTAACATCGGTAGACAGTTATGGTTTGGCTGACCACATGAAAAGTAAAGTAGAAGCATTAGTAACAAAATAAAAATAAACAATTATGGGATTTCTTATATTTTTAGCGGTAATTTTATACATCTTATTTAAAACTTGGAAACAAGTTGTTAAGTTGATTTTCATAGGACTTATTCTTATGTTTGCCTTTACGGTGATTAAGTTGAAAGAGGGTTATGATTATTTATCAAAACCAACTCAAACCGAACATACTGTTGAAAACCAATCAAATGTTGATAGCGTAATTAAAAAGGATAATACAGGTCTTATTTCTGAATAGTTTTGTTTCCTTGTTTAGAAAAATAAGGTGGTGGATTCGCTGAATTATCGGCCCCAAATTAAGGAGATGAGAAATCGTCTCCTTTTTTATGTTACTGTTGTATATTTATACATAAAGACTAACATGAAAAATATTATTATATCGGAAAAACAATTGGAAAAATTAACTAACCGAGTTAAAAATTCCTTGACTGAAAATCAAGAAGAGGGGTCTTACATGTCAAAGCAACAGTTGTTCACCATTGCGACATTAGCTTATAAGATGTGGGAAGAAATGGAAGACGGAGAACAACTTGAAGATTGGATGGAAACAAAGATTGCTCAATCAGAACAAAGTATCGTCTCAGTTGTTAAAACATTTATGTATGACGAGATTACCAGTAAAGAATCGAATGATGGTATGGGAAAATTAAACTTTGATGATTTAATTATTGGTAAGTAATTTATTAAAAATATCTTATTAAGACCCCTCCAACAAAGAGGGGTTTTTTATGTTTTAAAGTTTGGATTAAAAATAAAAAAATGGAGAATTATTTTTATTCCCCAATTTTTTTATTATCTTTGTATTATAGTCAGGTGGCGAGTTGGAACACGCACCGAAACATTGACGTAAAAACTTTCTGACAGAAGTACAACGGAGTATCTGCTTTATCAATGTGCTGATGGATACTATCACAGGTTCAAGTCCTGTCCTGACTACTAAAAAAATAAAAGTATAAATGAAAAATATATCATGAAAAAAACACCAATAACCACATTTAGAGATTGGTTCGCAACTGAATCAAACGCTGCAAAAACATTAACTGATAAGAATATTCAAGAAATCAACGAGAAGCTTGAGCAATTGCTTTCCGTGGAGAAAGAACTTTTAGAGGAATTTCATAGGGAAGGAATTAGTTTTGTAAAGTATGGTAAAAAGTGGGGTAATGTTAGCACAGATGATATTTATGATGAATACTTTAAATAGAATAACATGGCGGGAAAAATAGTAAAATTCAAGTTAGGCGGTATAACTGTGAAAGGGGTATTTCGTCACAAATGGGACTCACCGGGAGACTTATACACTACAGTTCATGAGTATAAGGTTAAGAAACTTGGCATATTCTTTAGAAAAGATATGTGTCTTCGTATAGGTAGTGGAAATCTAAAATATAGTCTATATCCCTCTTTCATGTTAGGACTAAATCTAATATGGGCTAAATGTTGGATAGAAATTAATCACAATATTCATCACTCAGAAGTGTAAAGAATTTGGAAATACGAAATAAAGTTCGTAT